CTGACTGTATTACTGACCCTTCTAAGAATCTTGACCAATCTATTGAGTAATCTAGTATTTCACTTGGGTCTTTGATAGGCCATTTCATTACGCGGCTCTCCCTACTATTGTTGTTCTTGACTCAGAAGGCACTAACAGTGTTTTATTTGTATCCTGTTTAATAGGTTTTAAATCTATTAGAACAGGTCTTGGTATTAATAGGCATTGAGTTTCTATACCTGTTGCATTAAGGAATAATGCCTGTGATATTGTAGGTTCTGATACTTCACTATTTATTTCTAAATCAACAGCGTCATTATTATGAAACTGAACTATATTTGGTGTACCTACTAAAGTAGATGACGAAGGATCACCTGCGTCAAAGATGTTGAGCTCGTCTATATCTGGGTTAGTTATCTCAGAAGTAGTCCCTATAGCTACTGATACTAGTGTATTGTTTTGCGCTATAACAGGGCTAGATGGTATCTCAGTAGTGTTTGAGATGCTATTGGCTAATAAGTGTACTGCTACAACAGCTACTGGTGTTCCAGCCTCTGTGCTTGCCTCAGTGTCACTAGAAGTAATAGAGTGGAACTGACCTAGTGTGCTTGAAGTAACAAGACTAATAGAATTATTGTCTATAGCATTGAACTCATGGTCTTGATCAATGGTAGACGATGAAGTAGCTGTGTCTGCTTCTACGCTAACATTAAAAAATGAATGTGATTCGTTGACGGTTTGTGAAGTTAACTCTGCGTCTGACTCTACATTATCTGCTAACAATGAATGAGCTTGACCTACTGCTACCATAGTCAAGGTTGTTGCAGAGCTTACATCAGTAGCATCTAATATGTTTAGTTCATCTATACCTGGATTAGTTATCTCTGAGTTAGAGTTTAAATCTACAGATATTAGAGAATAGTTCTGATTAAGTGTGTTAGAAGTTGTTTCCGTAGCACTTTGGATATCATTGGCGTTTAACACCTGCCCCAAAGAAGGTTGGCTGACCTCAACCTCAGAACGTACATGACCTCCATACTGCTCCTGTCCATAAACAGCAGTGTTGTATAAAGCGTATCCACTTGCTCTTAAATTATGATCAGCCATCTTTAGTAACGCCTACTAAGCGTCACGGATAGTGATAGAAACTGCGTCTAATGAGAAAGTGTTACCAGTAGTAACAGCTTGTGAAGCACTCAAAGAACCAGTTGCATATAGTGTGTTTGAGCCGTTAGTTAATGCCCAAAAAGCTGCAGTACCTGTGCCTGTTACAGTACCTGCAGTAATAGCAGGAACGATTACACGTCGACCATCAGTTGCACCGTTAGTTGGAGCACCTGTGTTAACTGTATCGTTACCAAGAGTTAATGTTGAAGTTGCTTGTGCATAAGTAGTTGGCTCACTTGAACAGATATCTAAACGAGTACCGTTAGTATCTACTATTGTAAGTCCACCGTCAAACACTGCATCAGCGATAAAAGCCATAATGTCAATCCCTTCGTAATGGTTTTAAAAGTAAATAGAGAGCCCCAGAATTGGGACTCCCTGTATTCGTTTAGTTTATGCTAAGTTGTATTTAGCAGTTACTAATGCTTCTGGGCGTAGAATCTTACGTCCGTATAAGTGCATACCACGACAGATATCAGCGAATGAATCTGGGTCACGGTAAGTTTCAGTCTTGTTGATTTGCTCAGCAGTTGCTACAGCAGAATCGTGACCGGCAACAATAGCACCGTAGTTAGCGTTTTGGTTAGCAGTTCCGTTAGTTGCTGGACCTGTACCTACTGATGGTAAGTTGTTAGAAACGTATACGCGGAAACCATTCCACTTATTCATTACTAAACCGTTACGCAATGCAGAACCTTCACCAAAGTCAGCGTTCAAGAAACGTGAATCTTCGTCCATTAATACTTCTAGCATTACTGGATCTATTACAATCCATCTGCCTTCTTTATCAACATTGTTTTGATCTAATAAACGACCCATACGGTTGATAAGCATTACTGGTGAAGCATATGCTGTTGGTAGAGCAGTCGCTCCTGGTAGACGTGCTGCTACTGGGATTGAGTGATCAGCTGCTGATGCTGTTGTGATGTTACCGAAGTCAGACTTCTTCAACTTCATTGAAGTTAATAGTTCGTCTGAACCTGCAGTTGAGTCAGCTTTAGTACCGTTAACGATGTTGTTAACTGCATTAGCGTTTGCATGTAAAGCAGATTGCTTGTAACCTGACAAGTAACCAAGAACTTCTTGATCTAATTGGTCAGCTAAACGGAAAGCAGCACGGTTAGTTGCTAAGTCCATGAAGTTTACATGGCTGTGTGCTTCTTCGATATCGTCGATCTTAAATGCAAAGTAGTTTGCTTTATCAACTGTTAGAGAGAAGTCTGCATCGTCTAAATCTTGTGGAGCGATCTGTGTTCCACGCTTGTACTCTGATACTGAAATCTCAGGTTCTTTGATGATTTTAACTGTATCACCTTGAGAAGCTATTTCACCGAAATAGTCTGAGTTAGTGATGTCGTTACAAATGCTCTTCTTACGGAAAGCAAGTTGTACTTTCTTTGAATAGATAACTGAAGAGAAGTTACCATTTGGCAGGTTTGTATGTCCTGATTCTGCTGCAAAAGCCATGATTAATATCCTTTATGATGTTTGGCTAGTAATAAAGATACTTAATTGTATCTCGGTTAAATGAACCTAAAACAATCTAGATAAGGGGCTGAGCTTTCAAGGGTGCAATTAGGTCAACTTGCCAGTCTAACTAATCGGGCCTTTATTATCAGGTAATTCTTAGAGATTTATTAGTGTTCTATGACTCAATGTGAGTCTTTGAAGATGCCCTAGATGACCTTGCATATCGGTCTAATAGGACATCAACAGTTATACCATACTTGTACTTGTCTGTCAAGCACTTATTTAAGTATGTTGGTATTAACGAGCTTTGCCTGATACGTCATAAACGAACTTACCAGAAGCCATAGCTGCTTGTATCTTCTCGTAGTTATCTTCAAACTGTTTATCAGTCATTTTAGATACTTGAGATTCTTTAATCATTTGACCAGAACCGTCACTGTCTACAGCAGGTGTTCCACGCTTAGCTACAGTCTTAGCTGCATCCTTAGTGGCTTTCTTCTTAGCTGCAGGGGTCATGTTGTTGTCTACTTTATACAAGTCAATAACTCTTACAACACTAGCTGCATCATCTGAGTTCTCATACAAGGCATCACGTACCCATTTAGGTTGGTCTTCTACCCAGTCATGGAACTTGTCTGAGTCTCTTAACTCATCGAAGTCTGCATGTGACTTACGGATAGTTGTTTCTGCTTTAGTTCTTTCAACTTCATAAGCTGCTTCATCGTACTCACGTAGTCTTTCTTCTGCTACAGCAAACTTCTCATCTGCTTTCTTAGATGCAATAGTTTCTACTATAGCTGCTACGTCTGGGTACTTCTCAGCCCATGCTTCAATGTCTTCATCTGAACTAGGTGCTCGAAGAGGTGCTGATGATTGTTCTTCCAACTGCTCTTTCCATTCCTTCTCTTTGTCAGCCATATGACGACGGAGATCACCATAACGCTTCTTGAAGGACTTCTCTTCTCTACTTAAGTTCTCATCAGACTCTTCTTCTTCTGACTCAACTGGCTCTTCTGTAACAGCCTCTTCTACTTCTTCAACAGCTTCTTCTACTGTCTCTACTTCTTCACCGTTATGCTCTGCTACTAGAGCTGCTAATTCTGCTTCGTCTTTATCCATACGAGCTTGTTTAACTGCGTAGTTACTGCCTCGTGACATCATTGCCTCTGCAGTATCCATTTTCTTTACCATATCTTGAGCCATATTATACATCCTTTTGTTTATGTTGGGGTCAGCCGTAGCTGAGTGGCCTTAGTTATTTAGGAGGTGATGAGGGCTGCTCGCCCCCACCTTTAGTGTTATTATTTCTTCTTAGGAGAAGCTAGTCCACCTTTGTTATACATATCTCTTGCATACTTAGGCTTAGATACTTTAGGGCTAGCTTTTGTTCTAACTGTTCTAGCTTTAGGTTTAGGAGCTGGTGATGAGCTGTTAGTACGTTTTGCTCTTGCATCATCTGTTGTATCTCTCGCGTATACAGGCTTCTTAACGATAGGAGACTTACCTGCAGGTTTGTTTGAACTCATGCTAGGTCTTGCGTATACTGGAGCTTTTGATTTACCTTTAGTACGTGTAGCTCTTGCATCGTCTGTATTGTCTCTAGCAGAAGTAGCTGAACGAGTTCTAGCTGCTCTCTGATCATCTAGGCCAACAGGGGCTGTTGATGCTTTATTACCTCTAGCAAACTTACGTCCATCACCTGATGATGTGTTAGAAGGCATGTAGTTGCCTTTCATCATCTCAGTCTGACCATATTGACCCATAGCCATCTTAGTTAGAGTTGTAGTTGAGTCAAAGAACCCACCTAACTTTAACTTGTTAGACTCAGCGTATCCACCTGCCGCTTCACGTAACTTAGTAGCTTGATCTGTGTAACCATGTGATTCTAGTACAGCCGCGTTAGCTAATACTTCAGCATGTTTCTGTGTCTTGAATATCTTACCAAAGATACCGTTATCAAAGAATCCAGATACTGCACCTGCAGCTTTATCCATGAAACCTTTTTCTTCATCTGTTTCACCTAGGTTAAGTGTATCTAAAGATTGCTCTAGTAATACAGCAGGGTCTGTGTAGTCATACTTCTTCATCCAATCTTCTGGATTAGCTTTTACGTCAGTACCTCTATCTCTATTATTTTCAACAGGAGCGTTAGGGTCTACAATACAAGAGTTAGTAGCTGCATCATAAATATATCCTGGAGGACAAGTTACAGGAGCTGTAGGAGCTTCTACAGCAGGAGCTACAGGAGTTCCAGGAACTGTAGGAGCTGAACCAGTACTACCTGATTCTACAGAGAATCCTGGGGTATAAGTGTAAGGGTTATAGTTACCTGTTGTACCTGTTGAGTTTAGATCAGCAGTACCACCTTCGTTAAACTTACGAGGACCTGCCATTCCTTTTACTTCTGGACCTACATTGTCATCTTGCATGTAGATACCTTTTGCTTTTAATAAATTAGATACGGAAGGGTCAGACTTTGCAGCTGCCTTTACACGATCTATAATGCTATTTACATCTGAGTCTTTCATTACCATTCCACCTGTTGCATAACCATCTAGGTTCATTAAATCTTCATCTGACACACCTACAGGAGCTTCTTCTACAGGCTCTCCACCCATACGTCCATCCTCTTCCATGCCTTCTAATCCGTCTTTAGCTTTAGCTCTTAGTTTCTCAAAGTGAGCTACACCAAAGTACTTCACTACGTCAGCAGGTACAACGTACTCACCAGACGATAGCTGTGCAGGGATATCATCCCTTACATCTTCTGCGTTAGAGCCAGGAGGTACATCATTACCTGACACTGGGTCTACGTCTACACCGTCAGTAGCTAAGCCACCTTCTTCGTAGAGCTTATTGTTTTTACTCTTCATCATTGTTAAAATGTCTCCGTTCTCTCTCCGTTGATTTTATCACGTAATTGTTTCAAGCTACGCAATGCTTTTATTTCACCTTGTAGTCGGTGTAGTTCCAAGGGTTCATCCCTTTGTTCTAACTGTTTATATGCGAAGTTAATCCGTATATCCAACTCTTCTATAAAAGCATCGTACAGTGTTTTATCATTTACTAATTGTTTGAGAATCATTAAAGTTCCTATCGGTTGACTATAACCCCTAGCTTATAACACATAAACTAGGAGCTGTCAATAGTTATTATGGAGCGTCTGTTACTAAGTCACCAGTTACAAAGTTATAACCAGTCAAAGGAGCTGAACCTTCGATGTCAGCTATAGTTGTTACAGAAGTTTCTATCTCGTAGTAATGTGTTGGAGCTACAGCCAATAGGCTTAAGTCTTGTGCAACACCACTATTATAGATAGTCGCTATGTTCGCAGACTGGTCTGTATCCCAAATAGCTACTTGGTTAATTGTACCTTGGTAATAGTTGTTGTGTACGTTACTCTGCCTACCTATTCTGAAGATATTATCAGATGGATTAGCACCACTTAAGGCTCCATCGTAACCACTATTAGAAGCAACGCCGAAAGGTGTTATCTGTGAACCATCGATATAGATGTTAAATCTACCGTAGTAGTCAGTAGCAAGATTAGGGTTAGTTCCCGTAGTTCCACCATCAAAGGTAATCATTACATGTTGCCATGTGTTGTTTACAAATGAGTTACCGTTAACAAGTATTATGTTGTCATACACAGTACCGTAGTTGAAGACTAAGCTTGTACCGCCGTTTTGCTTTAGAGTAATAGCTCCACCGTTGTAATCATCTCCTGCACCGTAAACTAGTAAGGTCTGATTACCTGTATTTGAGGTATCTGGTTTAACCCACATAGATATAGTCCAACCATTACCGTCACCGTTTGTTGCTCGTTCTAGAGCAGTCATGCTAATAGGATTACCTTGAAGCCAGTTGGTTGAACCGTCTAAGTCTAAAGACTTTGAGTTAGTGTAAGCAGCTTCTGTTACGTTGATAGTTACAGTAAAGTTAGTTATACCACCGATAGCATTAGCCGCTTTACAGTTAATGACATAAGCGTCACTAGAGCCTGTGAATGCAGCTGAAGTACCAATGAGTTGTCCTGTTACTTGGTTTAGTACTGCCCAACTTGGAGCATCACTTTCACCATACATGTTAACAATATCAGAGTTAGCATCTAGTGCTATCTGGAAGTTAAATGCTGTGTTCTCTTCTACAGTAAATGCTTGGTCAGATACGTCAGGTGCGAATGTTAGGTTAGGCTGTGAGCCACCTGTAATAGATTGCTTAGATATCTCTGGAATAGAGTAATAAGCTCTGTTTCCTTTAACACCAAAGAATAGGTGTAAAGGAGTAGTTCCGTCACCGTTTACTTTCCGTGTAGCAATCTTAACATTAGAGTCTTCATCAAAAAGTGTAATTGTGTTATCTGTTGTGTATCGTAAACTAAACATACCTTGAATAGTTCCAGCACCACCGTCTCTGTATTGGTTTAGGTTTGCGTTATAGAAGTAATTAGGTGCGTTTGTATTTGCATTCCAATCTGAAGCATTCTGAGCAGTATCAAACACAATAGCTTCATTAGTCTGGTATATGAATGCACCGTCTAACTGTTCTTCAGCTGTAGCAACGCCTGTAGAAGCCGCACTATAATCTGTACCAAAGAAATCACCTGTACCTAATTCATCAAGCATAAACATAATCTTCTCTCCGGGGAGAATAGAAATGTCTGACTTAAGTACTGTATGGTCTTCTATACCGTTTACTATACCTGCTTCTGAGTTATCGAAGTCATGTACGATAGACCATCCACTATCTTTAATGATACCGTTAGGGAAGATTG